CTTTAGAGGTAATTGAGTCAGTAGCAAGATCTCCAGCCGAGGCACCAGCAGCTATCACGAACTTATTGGACTGGGTACCCTGCTTCCGCTGCTTGGTATCGAGACTAACAGTGATATCGGAATCAACCGTCTCGTTGAAGGCTTCAGAACATGCGTGTAAACGCTTGAAATCCACCTTAGAGCGATAATATATATCCTGCACCATCGATAGCCCTGATGGGATGTCTAATCGCTGTGTGGAGCCGTCAGTGTGTAGGCTCAGATTTTCTACCGGGTCATAGAATGCTCCAGTAGCATCCATGATCGCCTGGTTCATGAACTCGTTTATTGCATCTGGTCGGTATATAGACTCCCAGAGTTCAAAGGTATCACCGGCGGCAGTGGCAAAGCTCAATGCCTGTTGTAGCGTCAATCTATATGCAGATGCCGTGTAGTCACTGATGATTCTAGTCTCAGCAGCGGTACTACTGGCATCATCAACCACGATCCACATACCATTATAATTATCGTCAGCACCAACGAGTGATAGCGATATTAATGTGGTTGTAGACCCTGCATCGTAGGCAGTGCCAGTACGTATGGCCCCGAGATTATATCCAACTGATTGGCGCAACTGCGCCCTGGTGCGTCCCTGCACGATTGCCATTGACGTACCTCATTAGTATCGAGATTTCATCTTCTTTCCGGTCTTCTTGGCAGCTTTCTTAGCAGCGGCCTTGCCCTTCTTTGTATAAGGATAGCGTGTCTTACCCACTTTCGGCATCAGCTTCTCCTTTTAACTCCGCTATCTCGGCGTTACGCTCCGATAGTGCTCTGGTTAATGTTGCTAATTGCAACTCCAGGTTGGTTACCTGGTTCACCTTGCTTCTCAGCAACGTAGCCAGGTCTTCTTCAGTTATCTGTAAATCTTCTGACATTAACCTCTACTGTAGGCCGTTATAGTAGATCTTGTTATTCGAGGACAGCTTACGCTTGTCTCGATTGATACGAATATCATTCAAGATCTTGCCTATCTCTTTCTTTTGCGTTTTCGTTGGGGCTGGCTTTGAGTGCCTGAGCCTAACGTCGATGAGCCAACTCTCAAAAGCGTTCCCCACCATTTCTTCAACATGAGCCTTACTCACTTGATTGTCTACCAGTACCTTGAAATCGTGTGACCGATCAGTTACCTCGTCATGAACCCTGTACTGATACTCATATATCGGCTCGGCAGTCTCAGCGTTGCGCCCCACCGGGGTAACGCCAGTATGCGTTACCCCAGGTGGAGTCCAGAGTTCCGAAACCATTCTAGTAAAGGTTCATCAACATAACAGTGTGATACTCGTTGTCCACACCGGCTTTACCGTGCATTCTGGCAATCGCGGGAGTCGTGTCTGCACCAACTGCGAGGAGTTGTCCTGCGTGGTTGGAGCTTGCGCCTACCAGCGTACCGACTGCCGGTGTACCGTCTATAGCTGCCGTAGCCATACCAGTTACCTGCACCCAGCCAAAGTAGTTTGCCGTCATGCTCATGGTTGTTAGTCCAACAAACCTACCGGCAACAGCAGCGGGGGCTACAACGATGTCCTTGTAAGGACTCTTGATTAGACCCACCGTCTCTGTACCGTTGGTGACTGCCGTAACCAGACCGTCTGGCTCATCGAGATTCGCGGTCAATGCACCATTAGAGTCTGTCTGTGCATGAGACTTTATCTTGTACATCTCGTGCGGGTTAGCAGACGTTCCCAGAATGGGGACGTTGATGAACAGGTACCCTTCTGCATACAGATCCTTTGCCGCCGCAGTAGCACCGAGTGTCACTGCAACAGTAGTCGAACCAGCAGCAGTAGTTGCAACTGCAAGGTCTTCATCGTGGTTACCAGCCGGGGCCTCACTCGCTACGAGCAAACCCTCGGTTATCGCGCTACCACCAACCTCAACATACCGATACTTTCTACCGTCTACGAACTGCATCTCTGTTCCCAGCTTGTGACGCTGGTCAGAGGTCTGCACCTTTTCCCATCCATAACTACCACTTATTGTCGTCGGAAATGCCATTTCTAGCCTCCTAAATTACAGGTTTCTTATACACCCTGCGACCAGCCGATATTAATTTATCCAGCATAGCCTCGGCCAATCTTTACAGCTACGCTGAGTGCGTCTTTAGATGGACGCGCATCTTCGATAATGCACCGGGTTTGGTCAAGGCACTCAATACCTCTCCGCAATCCGGGCAGGTTACCGACTCTGAGATCTCTTCATCAGAAGTTTCTTCAGAGCCAGTAACCTTGTCAACTCTCTCATTACTAACCGAGCACCATCTACACTCGCAGGTATCACTCGGTGGATACGGCAACATGCCAATTCTGGCCTTACGAGCTACATAGTCAGGGTTACCCGGAACACCGGATATCTTGGTACCTACAGGGATGACCTCTTCACCGACCTGGTTCTTCTTTGCCCTGTGCAGATACAAGGTAGTCTTGGGCTGCCACTCATCGACATACTCCCAAGCATATCCCTGGCTTACTAACTCGCTGCGGAGTTCAGTCCGCTCTTTAGTTGTCATAACCATCGGCTAAACCTTTCTACTACGAGGTTGCAGGTGTACCGGCATCAAGTGTCAGAGCCGCACCCTTGGAATCGTCAAGCTCGAATACCCCATAATCTGAGGTCATGACAAGCTCAGTCGCCCGTAAGGATGCGTCACGCTGACGCTCAGTCCTGGTCTCTACTGACTTGAGTACTGCAAGTGCAGACTTGTCAGCAACAACACCAATGGCATCGTCGCTGCTATCAATAGAGATGTTGCCGTCTTCAAATATCGGTACGCCGTTCAGCGGCCTGAGACCACTGAAGAAGTTACCGAGCAAGTCCTCGCTCCAACCCTTGGGAACAGGATACGTAACAGATGCAGTTACCGCAGTATTGGCAACGTCCCATACCGTAAACGGATGGTGGTTGATGTATACCTGGCTACCGAACTTGTTACCCTTTGCATACGCAACTACCGCAGATAGGTTAGCAAGACCCATCGTCCTGCCAGCCGAACCCAGATCAGTCGAGAACCCTGAGTACAAGGCAGTAACGTCGTTGTCCTTTTTCCTTGCCATGCCATCACCAAGCTGCCTACCAACAATGCTCATAACATTCTCGGCAGACTGTCTGATTAGCTTATCGGTAAGGATGATCTTGGCACCAACCTCGGACGCAGTGAGATCAACGGTAGTCATACCGATGTCTTCCTCGTCCACTATGTCCTGACCATCGGTGAGATCGGACATACTCATCTGCCCTACCTTTGGAACGGTCACTTGTTTCGCACCCTTGGGCAAACTAAAGGACTCGATGAGAGCCAGTGCCGGGGCGTTGTGTTCTTCGGTGTACCTAGAGGACGCAATTATGATTTTTTGTGCGCTCTCTAGATTACCAGTCGTCGCTGTCTGTGGCATTTTTTGATGCCTCCTTTGGTCTTATTCCAGACCAGTTGCTCGTCTTGCAGCCGCCACAGAATTTGGCGACCTATCACCTGAGTTATAACGGTCAAGCCAGCTAGCGTCATTCTGCGCTACGCTTGGCTCTCCCTGGGAATTATCGAACTGTTGCGCTGGCACCTGTGCCTGTCGCAACTTGGTAAGCTCGGTATCTCTTTCTCTATCACCTGACAACTTTTTAGCTGCCTCTTCCATCGATTGAGGATCGTTATAGGTTCTCAACGTAGTGAGATCATCGATCCCAAGGTTGTATTTCTTTACGAAAAGTTCCGCAACTAGCATCTGGCCTTGAACATGTTGAGCATATTCATCGGCCTTCTGCACCAGGTTAAGCTGCTGTTGCTGGCTTTGCATATAGTAACTTGCAGCCTGTTCGGCATGTTCTGGCAAGAACCCTTGGTTCTCGAGCTGGGTCTTGTAAGACTGTGTTTGATTTTGAAGAGCAGCCTTGGCCTCCATCTCCTGGTACTGTGCAGCTTGTTGCTGCATCTGTTGTACTTGCTCAGGAGTGTACTGAGGCTGAGCCTGTGGCTGAACAGGTGTCTCAGCAATAGGTTCGGTAGGAGCCTCTTGCTGAGGAGCTTCAGGAACTTCAGGAGCTTCAGGAGCCTGAGTTCCTTCCGGTCCCTCTTGCTCATTGAGCTGAGTTATCTCAGTCAATATAGGATTAACTTCAGGCGGATCTACCGGGGGAAGATCGTCTCCAGGTGGCTCTACGTTCCCAATTTGTTCCGTTGTCATACCTATTTCCTTTCTCTTCTCATAAGATCATTTTTATACACTATATTGGGTAGTGTCAAGACTAATGACTATATATAGGTTTATATCTACTAGTAAGGTATCCCCATTGTTCTCAACCTATCTGTGTCCGATTGACGCATAAGTCCCTGGAATCCTACCTCAGCTTTACCTTCCCATTTAACCAAAAGGCGATCTAGTTTTATAGCCCTACCGGCATGATCCTTAACTGTCTTTTGCCTGGCTCGTTTTCTCGCTGCATCTACCTGCTGGCTATCATAAATCTGCTTGAAAGTTCTTCTAAGTTGTCCAATCGGAACCCTGTATTTCTGACTAAATTCAGGCTTGTTGTCCATGATCTCTCTCTGAGAGAGGTCACCATCAACATATTGCCTCCAGAGTGCTTTGACTTCTTCTGATTCCCTCACAAGTTGCCTGAGACCCTCATTGAGAGCAATCGGCCTGTAATGCTCGTTAATTATCAAGCGGTCTCTCTGGCGTTGAGCTTCGAGTGAGCTAAATATACCCTGATCTTCTCGCTCCTGAATCTTTGCTAATTGCTTTCTTCTAACTGTTTCTTCGCCAAACTTGAGATTGGCCTGTTTTAGCCGCCGGTTAAACTCTGATGCCCTCCATGTTTTTTCGTCTCTTCCGTCGCCTGGGTATTTCTCGTGTATAGGAACAAACCGAGAATCTTCTTCTGGACTTATGCCAAATACAATCTCGTATGCATCAGAATTGTCAGTGTTAAGTATTGCGTTTATTACTTCGTCCCTATTCGTGAGTTCGCCTCTGTCAACTCCAAATTCACTTGCCTTCTCCCACAAAAGGTGTGCTTCCTCTCTGGCCTTTTTCCATTCCTTTTGGGCAACCGAGTTATAGGCTTGGAAGAAAGCATCGGAATTAGGACTTAGTCCGCCACCTTGTAGGTCGTCCACAATGAAGTTTATTTTGGTCTGGAATTCTTCATCTATCGCACTCACTCTTCTGAAGAAATCTGAGGGAGAACCCGGTTCGACTACTTTTCTTTCTCTCTCGATACCGCGTTCTCCGAGTTCCGCAACATAATTCTGATTACCCGGCAGACTCATAACCGCAGCCTTGTTCTCCAGGTTCATATCAGTCAATCTCGGAAGATCACTCGATAGCACTCGATCAAGATCGTCCATAAGATCTTGATCGGGTGGTATCAATCCACTCATCAAGGCTTTCTTGGTGTTTCTCATCATTTCAGCTTCTATCGAATCTCTTCCTATTTTAGGTTGTGCCTGAAGCCTCCCAAAGAAACCAAGAGTACCGGCCCCGAATAGTTGTCCGGTAGTACCTAATTCAGCGGCCTCTGGCTTGACGATCTTGCCTTCAGGATCGAATTTACTACGAGCAAGTTCTACCGCTGACGTACCAAGACCTATCGGAACCGCTAAGTCATACAACGCTTGTGCCGTACGTTCACTTAGTTGCTGCAAGATATTGTCACTACTATCGAGAGGGTAACCTGAGAAAGTTCTAGCTTGCATACCAAATTCCGAGGGAATCTGTTCTTTTACTGAAGATGGCAATGCGCGTGAGAAGGGTCCGATAACCCCTTGATTGAGTATTGCATTAACCGGCGCACTCACCCTCGATCTTATCCACCGTGCGGGATCTAATAGCTTCAAGAAGGTATCTTGCTGTCCCAAAACATCTATACCAAGCGTTGTTTTATTTCTGCCAGACAAGAACGAGGGCAAGTCAGGCTGAAGTGTATCTCTCTGGAATCTCGGACGATCTATTCCAAACACCGTATCCTCTGAGTCCATGTCAATAGGATTAAACCTGTATGCAGGAAGGTGCTCTCCCGTAGAAGCGAAATGAATAATTTCAGCAGTCAATGCCATGCTCAAGTATGTTCCTACCTGGCTCTTGAGCCAGAAAGACTTCATCGGCCCACGGAACATCTGGGTGTTTTGGCGTATTAATCCTTCGTTTTCTCCAAGTGAGAAGAACAAATGAGTAAGTATGTTTCTCCAGACCCTGGAGGTAATTACTGATTGTGACGCAGGAATAGTCGAGTACCTGATATTTGTTGTCGTTGCAAGCAGTCCAGCAATCTGTTCATCTGTAGCATTTGGGTACTGTTGAAGGATCATAGGGAGAATATTATTCTCTACGTCAGCTTTGATTGCCGCAGGGTATACGCCATTGAACAGTCCTTCACGAGTAGCACGTTCTATCTCCGATACCCATCTCATTGTCTTGACGTTGGTAAGTAATCCGTATTCTTCTGCCAATCTCCTGGAAATATTACCTGCATCAGGCGGCAATATCGTTGGGTCAATATAAGACAAACCAGCCCTTACGAGATCAGCAGGACTTAGCTTCCTACCCTCTACGAGGCTCTTTTCAGACAGATACCATTTCCTGAGCTGCATTCTTTTGGCAGGATTCATATAAGAATGAACTACATCCGTAGCAGCTTGAGGCACCTTATAGATATTATTTCCTGCGGCAAGCTCTTTTCCTCTCGAGAGATTATCAAGAGCAGCGGCAAATGATCCGCCCATTTCACGGAAAATAAAGTCTTTCATCTGGAACTGAGAGCCTACTAGTTTTGCCCTCTTGGGAATAAACGTAATCCATTTGATTTTCGGATAAATATCTTTCCCGAAAATAGGTATCTCTGGTTCTTTGCCAAATAAGTTTTCAAGAACATCGGCTACTTTAGTGGGGACCATATACCCTGAAGCTTTATGAAATTCGCCGTCTTTCCAGTAATGGTGACCTTCAAATGCAGGGCCTACTTTAGGCACCCGGAACTTCTTAGACCCCGGAATGAGTGCCTGTAGCCGTTCTAGTTTAGTTGGATCAACAGGATCAACAACACCTTTTACTACCGAATCGGGATTGATCATCTTGAGAGCTTTGATTAATTTATTTTGAGTATCATCTCGAACTCTTTGCAATTTACGGATTTCCCACATTTCATAGGGATCCCAGGATAGTGGTTCAAATCCAAGTTCTCTCATCTCGGAATACGAAAGTTTATTACGCGGCCTCTTGAACTTGGGGATGAGTCCTAGCCTACCCCCAGAAGTCTCAACATAAATATTTTTCGATGTCTGCTTACCTGCACCTTCAGGTATCTTCCAACCACGGAAGAAATAGTCTTGTATGGAACCGCTATCCATCCCAGATAAGAGTTCTTCTTCTTTAGTTAGCTGCTTTATGTCATCAAAGACTTCAGTAAATACTGGATCTACAGCCCCTCCTTCGCCATGAAGTGCCTTGTAAAGATCATCAAGTTTCGCTACGGCTTCTTCATTATTAGGTCGCCATCTGCCATTTATTTCTCGTCCCGCAGGTCTGTGCCAGATATTTGTTCCCGGTTCCCTGTATCCCCGTTTGAGTTTCTCTTTGCCCTCAATAGCTATAATTCTTGCTTTCTGTATTCCTATATTTAGTTCGCCTTCATATCTCCTGAAGAGCCCTTTCGAGACCTTCTCTCCCCGTACCGTACTTCTAAGAATCTCTCCGAGCGCAGTCTGGGCATGGTAAATATCTTCCTCGATATGACCAGGCCGTACCCAACCTGGTAAACCACCAGGCTTTATTAGTTCTGAGTCTTCTGCCAATTCGAGTAAAGCCTTACGAGCGTTATATACGATTTTGTTTAGTTCAGGAGTAGAAAGCCCTGTTTTTTCCCTCAGATACTCGAGTGCGTTAGACCTTTGTCTGCTAGTATCGTATTCATCACCGATAAGTTTCTTGAACTTATCTCTCATTAGGCTCTTCATTGCTGGATTGGCATCCGTTATTATCTTGCCAACCTCTCCGGTTTCAAGAATCTCATCGAGACCACCCGCAACAGGGTATGGGGTATCGTATGGGGGATCGCCTAGTTGCCGTTCAAAAGAAACAACCGTATCCGACTCAAAAACCCGCATGAGTCTTTTGCCAGTCATCTCTGATTCGGGTACCCTAATGACAACTCCATCATGGCCCTTATCTAGGATCACTTTACGTAGTCTCGCTATCTCTTCAGCATTCACAGGGATATCCATGAAGAGACCAGCTTCGTTCGACAAAGAAAGCCATTCGTTATCTGAGGCAATCACAAGTGGATTTCTTAGACTTACTTTAATTCGTTCTATGTTAGGGCCAAAAAATTCTGCCCATTCCCTACTTGGGGTAGCGTATATCGCATCTCCAAGTACGGCAGACCCTGCTCCCTCGCTGGTATATACTTCCTCAACTGTTTTCCTTCCAGAACCTCTAAATAATGTTTCCTCAAATGGCTTACCAGTTTGTGCCGTACTGAAATTCAATGGCTGATCTACTACTGGGGGATCGTCAATAGTCCGAGTGGGGGCGTCGGTTACTTCAGGTGCTCTTCGAGCAACCTGCGCTGGATCGA